CCACTTTTGCTCCTTTGTTTTGATATTTTATCCATCATAGCTGGAGTTAGCTTACCAGACTTGTAAAGCTTTCTAGTTCTAAGTATTTCAGATTCACTCTTCTTTTTATTCTTTGAACCTTTGACATATTTCTTAGGTACACCTTTTTTAGTCTTTGGTACTTTTTTAAATTTTCTCACAGTTACTTCTTCTTTTTAGGTGACGAGTGTTTCATTTGAACCTTAAAATTAGCCATCATACTTGCACCTCTATGAGGTTTGAATTTACCACTATGCTTCATAAGTTTATAACTACTACCAGATTTCATCCAATGATATCCAGCTGGAGCTTTTACTTTTTTATTCATTTCTTCCTCTTCTTTTTAGCTTTATTTCTTTTACTAATTGCTGCTGCTTTTCTTTTTGCATCTGCTTTAGAACTTGCTCCCCAAGCTCTTAATGATAATAGCAATCTAGTTGGCTTACCATTTTTTCTTTCTGGGCCGGGCATACCACCCATTCTAGCAAGAAAGCTAGCTCTTCTAGGGTTATCTCCAGACTTGACAGGAGCTTTTAATGTACCACCTGTTTGTCTTTTGTAACTTGCTCTACCTTTAGCATTTAAACCACCTTTAGGATTCTTACCAGCTTTTCTTTGCCAAGCTGGAGATTTTTTTCTACCGGATGTTTTTCTTCTAGGCATAATCTACTTTTTCTTTTTTACTATTTTTTTAATCTTACCATTTTTTGTTCTGGCAAACTTATGAGTCTTAGTTTCACGAATCAATGTACCATAATGCTTTTTACCACCCCACATCCAGCTAACCCTTGCCATTACTTACTACCAAATATCTTTGAGAAGAAACCTTTCTTAGACTTCTTTCCTTTTGCACCACCAATCTTTTTACCTTTCTTCTTTTTCTTTTTTACATCACCATATAAAGAGTATGATACATCAGAGTATCTCTCTGGATATTGAATCATGTCTGGGATTGACCCATGCAAACATGAGGTTGTGAGTAAGGTAATTATTACATTCATCATTTATAACCCCAACTTTTTTTTAATTGCCATTTCAAATAATTCCCAGATAGCTTCTAAAATCTTAGCTTCTGTCTTCTCATTTATCATGGGCACATTAACGGATTTATTAACTGATGCAATCAAATCTGCTTTGACCTCATCATCTAATATGTATTCAGCTATTATCTTGCCGACCATTTAAGACTCCTTTACTTTTTTTATTTTATAATACAGGTAAATAATATTCATTATAGCTATAGCTACACCTAAAAAATAAGGTAGCATGTCCATAAAAACTATTGCTTGACTTGCAAAACTTGTACCAGATACTTTTAAACTATCCATTAATGTCTCCCATTAATTCTACTTAGAGAACCTTTAACTTCTGATACTTGGTTATCTAAGTCATTTACTTCTTTTGTCAATGCGTCAAACTTTCTATCTAACTTATCATCAGATTGATTCCATCTGTTAATTAACTTTATAATCATACCCTCCATATTTTCTAAAGTTTCAGATTGACCTTTATTTTCTACTTTTAAATTTTCTAAAACCTCTTGCTGTTTGGCTGACTTATTTGACAAGGACACTACTAGGTATACAAACATAGCACCTACGACACCTATCATCCCTGCCTCACCATATATAGCCATAAAATCCATTATTTCTTTTTCCTTTTACCCCAGCTCATAGGGTTTAAATTGATTTGTAATTCTTTTTCATAGAAGGATAACTTCTCCTCCAGTTCTTTTCTGGATTTAGTTTCCTCCAACTGGTGTTTAGCAAGTAAGTTCCTAATCTCTGCATTTGCATCCAACATTCCTTCTTCAAGCTTTTTAATTCTTGTTTCAATGCGGTAATAACCCCATACAAGACAAGAACACAATACGATAATTTGAGCCATCCATTTAAGGTTGATGCTAATAACAGCGTTATCATCAATAACATTAGTCCTGTAAGACCTAGCAGTTTGAGGTTTTTCATTCACTTCACCTCCCAGCCTGCAATAGACCAACCACCATCACAAGCAATACAAAATATTAACAACACCCCTATAAAGACGAACTTTATAGGGATATTGTAGGATGTTGATGTAACCCAGTTACTCTTATTCTTCTTCTTCATTCTTCTCTAAACTTACTTTTAATGCATCTACAAAGGCTTGTTTGCCAAACCTTAATTGTTGAAGATTAAATTCACTAGAACCAATCTTTCTATCTAAGTCAGCAACATGATTAATCATAACCTTTTGCTCATCATTTAATTCAGACTCTTTATAAGTCTTATCAAATAATTTTATTTCAGCTTCTTTAGGCATTTCTTTTTCTTTTTTTGCCATTATTAACTCCTATTGTTATTGTTTAAAGTTTTTTGTAATCTTCTATCGCTAGTGCAAGACCATCACTATATGCTTTGGCTTTTGCCATTTCATCATCCCATCTTTTCTTTTCAGATTCTAATTGTGCTAGTGACCATTCTCTTTCATTATCTGGCATAGCTTCACCAGTTTCAGAATCCCAACGCTTGCACACACAAGCAATATATTCTTGCTTAACTGCATCTTGTTTAGCTTGTACTATTTCACCAGCTTCATTCTTAATTTCTTTTTTAGCTGGAGAGATTTCTCTTTCTTTTTTAGCAAAATCTGCTGTTTTGCCTTTCTTTTCTGCGTATTTTGACCAATTCATTTTTATTCCTCGTCTGCTTTTAGTTTATCTGACCACGCTTTTTTAACAGCATCAGTCCAAATTGCACCAGCTAGAGCCTTGATTTCATCTGACTCAGAAGAAATATCCATATCTGGTGTTAATACTTTTCTATGATAAGAATATGATATTTCCTTACCATCCTCTATTATTGAAGTTTTAGTGCGAACATTAATATGCTTATGTTCTCCACGAACTTCATAATCATCTTTTATTTGTTTTTCTAAAGCCATTTTAACTCCTTGTTATTATTTCCACTTAATTATCCAATTAAGAATTAAACAAAATATGTAACATCAAATAATATATCTCCATCAGATGACACCTCACTAGCTTGTAAACTTGTACTACCACTTGAATTATCATAAAGTGCTAAAGATATAGATGCTGAATTTTTATTTGTTGATGCAAAAACAGTTGGAGCTACTGTTGCACTATTATCTGTACTTGTAGGCAATGCAAAATCTCCATATCTAACTATACCATTTGTATAAGCAGCATTAGTATTATTAGATGTAAATGGCAACCCAGTTATTGTAAGATTACCACTTATTGCCGCACCACCACTATTATTAAAATTTGTCATAGCAATATGACAAGTTACATGAACCATTCTACCAATTTTTGTATATGCACCAAATTGAGTGTCATAATTAGCCGCTGCTCCATTTGTAGCACCATTTAATACTGGTGTCCATGTACCTTCTTCATAAGAATCAAGAACTTCAGATGAGGATGAACCCGCATCTGGGGCGGGTTGAGTAGCTGAAAAATCAATTCCAGCACAATGAACTGTTGCTCCACTATCTTGTGACATATAAACATCTGTATGAGCAGAATTTCCTAAAACAATTTTATTAGACCCTTGCCCTATTGCCTCTCTACCAATTACAATAGAGTTGCTATCTGTATTTGTTCCAACATCTGCACCAGCACCTATAATAACATTATTCTCACCAGAGGTTATTAAATCACCCGCAAGATGCCCGATACAAGTATTTTCATCAGTAGCCTCATTGTTGCCATTTGCAAGGGCATTATAACCTATGGCTGTGTTTCCTAATGCACCTCCGGGTATTGACCCAGCCGCACCATAACCAACTGCTGTATTTTGATTTCCAGTAGTATTTGCATCCATAGCTTGATAACCAATAGCTGTATTTCCTTGACCACTTGTTAAAGCTCCCAAAGCATCTCTACCTATCGCAACAGTACCATTTGCACCATCTGTCATTGATGCAGCGTCTAAAGCATTATGACCAATAGCGACACAAGAATGTAAACCAACTGCAGCAGCTCCACCTAAAGCCCCGTTTCCTATAGCTATATTTGCATCTGCATCAGCATGATTTAAACCATCCATTGTTTGATAACCAATAGCAATATTAGCCGCTCCAGTAGTCATGCTTCCCATAGCTTGGTATCCAATAGCCATGTTTTCACCACCACTCGTTAATGCTCCTAAAGAATCTGTTCCAATAGCGATTGTTCCAGTTTGGCTATTATTACTTACAGCATCCATAGCTCTTGTACCTATGGCTATATTACCAAGAATTGTTCCAGTTCCACCTTGTAGTGCGTTCACACCAATGATAACATTATCATGAGAGGCATCATTGTTTATGTAGTATCCTGCCTCACTTCCGATTATGGTGTTAAAATCTTCTCCACCATCAGCAGTTCTCATAGCACTATGACCAATTACAGTATTCCTATTTCCAGTAGTTTGAGACATCTGTGCCTCAAACCCGATAGCAACATTTTTTTCTCCACTAAGTTGATTTCCAGCAAAATACCCAATAGCAACTGTACCATCAGTTGTGGTTTGCCCAGCGGGAATACTACCTCCTGCATGAGTTCCCAGAAAAACATTAGAACCAGAAGTAGTAATTGTTTTACCTGTTTGATTACCAATAATTAAATTGTTATCTCCTGTGGTTACTGCTTCCCCAGCTCTATGTCCTATAATTACTGATTGATAACCAGTATTTGAAGAACCTACTAAAGCATTTCCTGCTAAATATCCTAGAATTGTATTTCCAGAAGATGAATCTCCACCACCAGTACCACTTGTATCATTATTAGATAATGAAATTCGAGAGTTGGTATCTAAAATAAAATTTCTTGCAAACCCTGTTCCACCTACATTTGTAGCATTTCCAAATTGTATTTGAGCTGCATGGTCAAACATCACATATACAAAGCCATCTGCAACATTAGTATTAAAAAAATTACTAGCATCTTTTTGAAGTATTAAAGATGGTTGAGTTCCTTCTACACTTAAACCCGGAGTAAATCCAAAAGCAGTAGTACCACCAATGTTTACATTTCCAGAACTATCTATTCTAAGTCTTTCAGAGCCTCCAGTAGTAAATTGAATTGTATCTGCTGACACTTCTGATATAAAAGTGTTACCACCACCATCTAAATAAAAGTTTTTAGCCGCTTCAATCGCAACATTTTGATTTGAAAATATAGTAAATGCTGTATCTAATGTCTCATCATTACCAGATGTTTTCAAAATCATTTTGGTTTCAGAATTGCTATCTAAATTACTTGACTTAATAGCTTCAATACTTGCACCAATGTTACTTGTTGCTGTATCTATTGGAATCTCAAATTTTAAACCAATACCATCTCCAGTATCTAAATTATCTCCATCTGCTGCTTCAGAACCTCTTATAATTGCACCATAGGCGATTCCACCCCCAGCAGTAATACTTGTGTTTACATCTAAAGATGCTTCTGGAGAATCTGTTAAGATTCCTAATTTTTCTATCCTTACTTTATCTGTTGCTAGTTTTAATGCAAATGTAGTTCCAGCATCTCCATCTGTAATCGCTACTAAAGTTGTTCCATTTCCACCACCATCAGGTAGTGATAAAAGTTGAGGATATGAACTTGCAATTGTTTTATTGGTTAATGTTGCCATAATTTTTCCCTTTAACTTGGTTCTGGGTCATCCCATTGTTGTGTTTGTTCTTCCCATTTTAAAAGCGAACCCTCAGACCCACTCCAACCTATGTCATAGATTGCTTGCATGAATGTGGTCGCTACTATTCTTAATGCAGTAAGCATTATTTTAAGGCAACTAAATTTGTTGCAGTTGTATTGGTGGCATCCACCCTATCAAATTTTACTGGAAGTAATTGCCCTGAGGCTAAATTTTTAAATACGATAGCTTCTCCTGATCCATGAGCATCCAATGCAACATCTCCACCTACACCAACATATAAAGCTGAATATGGAGACCCTGTTACATCTGCACTATCGTTTGGAGATACTGCTACAGCATTCTCATAAACCATTTGATTCAGAGATTCTACTACAGAGTATTTTCTTGAACTTGCCATCTTCTTTCTCCTGTGATACGATACCTTACCGAGCTTGACAAACTCTCATGGGTATCTTGGTTAAATGGGGGCAGAGTAAACCACCCCCATTAAGTAATTAACTTCTATTAAGAAGCGTTTGTGAATTTATATCCACGAGTTGCATGTATTAATGCACACCCATAAAGAGCGTCAGCAACCACTTTAGTACCTAAGTGATCAATCGAGTAGTCTGATTGCATTCTGACTTCTTGTTGCATTGCAAATCCAACTGTTGTTTTGTGAAAAATAACTCCACTAACATTAGTACCGCCTGTTCCTAAAGCATTAGTCATCATTACTGGCATACCATACATACTGTCTACCATTCCAGTAATAAGACCACCATTAGCATTACCAGTTGAATCATACCTTACTAGACGATCTTCTTGCAGTAAATCTGCATAAACTGTTGGATTAACAGCCATCATAAGCTCACCATCACGATAATCAAGGTCAGCTTCACCTAATGAAACAAGTGCTGCTTGAAATTCTGCTTGTGTGATAATATCGTCAGTTGCTAAAGTAGCTCCTGATGATACAGTAATTAACTTACTAGCTATATGACCATCTATTTCTTTAGCCAAAGAATATCCAAAAGCTTGAGAATATTTCTCAACCATACCTGGATTAGCTTGAATAACTGCTATATCTTCAAATAACTTTGAAGCATATTTATGTTGATTAATTGTAATATCAGAAGTAGCACCAGCATCTATATCATACTGAATTGCTGTATTTTGATCTTTTGTTTGTACTGTTAGCTCTGAAATTAAAGGTACATGAATAACATCCCCCTTACCTTGAACCATATCACTATAATCATCTACAAGTGGTCTAAAAACCAACTTTCTTTGCAAATAATCATATACATATTCACTCCATAGTTCTGGAATAAATACATTAACCTCTGCTAGACCTGTATTTCCATCACCTATTGCTGCATAACTCATTATTATCTCCTATAAGATTCTAATATTTGACTCCAATTGCGTTTACGTTCTTCAGGACTCATATCGGTTATTTTGCCAAGTCTTTGTGTAGGAACAGTTCCCTTTCTATCAGGAGGATTTTCCTTTGACTCGCCAAATTCACTTACGATATTAAGTAGCGTTTCCGTATCCACATTGGAAAATTTTTCTCGTTTAGATTCAGGAAGTTTAGCTAAAGCATCTTTCCGAAGTTTTAAATCCATTGATTCCCACTTCTCTTTATAAGGTTTATAGGTTTCAATTTCTTTATTAAGCTCGACATTTAATTCTTGCCACTTTTCTTCTTCTTTTAACTTAGCTCTCTTCTGTTCTTCCTGTTGTTGTTCAAAAGCTTTCATTTTATCTCTGAGATCATTTCTTTCAGAGATTACTTCGTTTAGCCTTGAAATAGGTACATTGTTTTCGTCTTTAGTGACGTTTTCCTGTTTTACATCTGTTTCGATGACTTTTTCTTCTGACATTTTTACCTCTTAAGTGAGTAGTTATTTTGCAAGAATATCCCTTGCATTAAAAGTATAGTATAATGTAACTTATAGAAGTATTCTAATGCAAGAGAAAAATTACGAATTTAAAAAAAAATGGTTTGAATATTTAGGATACAAACCGCATGATGGTCAGCTAGCTCTTCACTATCCAAAAAAGTACAATGCGAGGTTTAATGTTATTGTGTGTGGCAGGAGATTTGGAAAGACTTGGGCTAGTGCTATGGAGGCAACCTATGTAGCTTCACAACCCAATAAACGTATATGGGTTGTTGGGATGTCTTATAAAAAAGCAAGATTAATTTTCAGAGAGATATGGCAGAGAATGGTAGTTGGGCATGGAGATGATATTGATAAAGCTTCTGAAAAAGATATGTATATTCGTTTTAAATGGGGAACAATAGTAGAGGGTATGTCAGCAGATAATCCATCAAGTCTTGTGGGAGAGGGTTTAGATCTTTTGGTTATTGATGAGGTAGCCAAGATGAATAAAAAGATTTGGGATATGTATTTATCTCCTACAGTAGCTGGTAGAAAAGGTAAAGTAATTTTTATTACTACACCAGAAGGAAGAAATTGGATTTATGATCTGTATAAGTTAGGCGAAATAGATGATATGTGGTCCAACTATTCATCACCTTCTTGGAAAAACCAATACGAGTTTCCACTAGGATTGAATGATCCAGCTATTATTGAAAGAAAACGAAATATGTCTAAAGAACTTTTTGGTCAAGAATTCGGAGCAGAATTTTCTGTATTTGAAGGCAAGGTTTGGGATTTTAATCGTGAGTTAGATACAGGAAACTTTCCATATGACCCTAATCTTCCTACTTATTGCTCAATTGACTTTGGCTATAGGATGCCAGCGGTTTTATTTATGCAGACATACTTTGATGGAGAGTTTGATCATATTAGAATTTTTGATTGTATTCTGCATAAGAAAAATATCAGAACAGAAGATCTAATTAAAATGATTAAAGTAAAAGGTTATCCTATTGTAAGCTATTATGGAGATCCAGCTGGTAGTAATATTCAAGGACAAAGTGGAGCAGCCGATACAGAGATTTTTAGAAGAAGCGGTATGAGAATACTTTACACTAGAGACAGAAAAAGTAGAAATATTATAAATAGTGTGGCTTATACAAGAGGGTTTTTTGAAAGTGCAGAGGGCATAAGAAGAATACATGTTGACAGAAAATGTGTTGATGTAATTGAAGATTTTGAAGAGTATAGGTATCCTGAGTCTGAAGATGGTAAGCCGATAAAGGAAGAACCTATAAAAGATGGTTATCACGATCATGGAAATGATGCTTTTAGGTATTTCATAATAAACAGATTTCCAATGAGAAATAGGGAAATGAAGAGGATTCAAAGATGATAGATAAAGTTATAAAGGATAAACTAACAGAAGCAAAGATGATGATGGCTCAACAAAGAAGGTTTGAAATCAGAAAGCATCTAGACTACTATTCAGGAACATCAACTGAACAGTATATTAAAAATTATTTTACAGGAGATGCTTTTAATGAGATACCTCCTACGTTAACTAATTTTACTAGAAAGTTTATAAATAAAATAAGTGGTATTTATACGCTTGGTGCAAAAAGAAACACTGGCAATACCTCAGACCTATATGAAAGCTTAACGCCAACAAAAGATGTTAGATTAAAACATTCAGAGCGTATGACTCGTTTGCTAGGAACAATTGCTAACAGAGTGTTTTGGAAGAATGGTCGCTTTGAATACAGACCAATTTATTATTTTGAATCCTATTTTAATGATGATCCTTTTACACCTATTGCAATTACATATCCATTACTTAATCAAGTTGCAGACCTTAGTAATACAACTGAACTTCAATGGGAATATTGGGATTCAGAAAAGAATGTAATTATGAATGAAGAAGGAGCTATTATTTTTGAAGAAGAAAATCCTTATGGTATATTACCTTTTTCATTTACTCACCGAGAAGATCAAATTGACTCTTTTTATGTAGAGGGTGCAAATGATATTATTAACTGCAATGAGCAAGTTAACATATCAATGACAGAAATGAATTTAGGATTACGCTATAACATGTTTGGTCAGCCTTGGGTTAATGGACTTCAAGCAGATCAAAATATGATTCGTGCTGGATCTAATACTATTTTAGACATGGGAGAAGAAGGGAAGTATAATATTACTAGCCCTGGTGGAAATATTACAGAGGCAATTGACAACATAAAATTTCAAATGGAATTAGTAGCCACCAATAATCATTTATGGATACAATGGGCTGAGTCTGGTGGAGAAGTACCTAGTGGTATTTCATTGATGGTTAAAGACATGGAAAGAAAAGAAGATTACTATGATGATATTGCTCTATGGAGATTATATGAAAAAGATCTTTATGAAATAGAAAGAACCATTGCAGCTTATAATAATATTAATCTTTCTGAAGAATTTGGGATAGACTTCTATGAAGTAGAATATCCTAAAACAGTTCAAGATCAAATCTTAAAAGATAACTTTGATTTACAAAATAATCTAACTACTCAAGCAAAAATAATGGTTCGTGAAAATAAAGACTTAACACTAGAGCAAGCTCAAGCCATTATTGATAATAACAGAGGCTTTAATGAGCAAACACGACAACAATCAATCTTTACTCAGTTTCGTCAAACGCCTAGACAAAATCAACAATCTTGATGTTGATCTAAAAGGCGATATAAAAGAAATACTCAAAGATCCAATCTCTTGGGCAACTGCTCAAGCAGAAGAATATATTATAAATAATCAAGATAAATACCTAGAAGCTAAAAGACTAGGCAAGGAGTTTTTTGATGAAATTGAAAATATCCGTAGCAGTTGATTTTAATAAATTGGCAAATGAAATGCCAAAGCTTATTGAAACCACTTTACTAGATTATGCCAAGGATTCTGCAAAAGGATCTAGAGAAAACATCGATAAAGGTGTAAAACCTCCTTTGGGAAAAGTTACTAAGGAAATTAGAGAAAGCAGAACACAACCTACTAGCCCTCCTTTAAAAGCAACTGGTGCTTTATACAATAGTATAAAAGCTACTAACAAAGGAGTTCAGATGTTAAGTTATGGGTTTTTGCATGAAAAAGGTTTTATTACAGCACCTAAATCTATGATTCCTAATAAAAAAGTAGATGCTAGACCTTTTATATCTGCTACCAAAGATGGTTTTAAAAAAATTATGAATAGCTTTTATAGAAGATCAAAACAAGCATTAAGAAGAAAAACTCCTCTTGTATTAGAAACTTAAAAAGGATATTTTATGGCAGAACATACTATTAGGGAATTAGATGACAAAGACAGAGAAATATTACTACTCGCTGCTCTTGGATTATCTTTCGACATCAGAGTCTTCAATGAACGACTTAATCAAGAGATTGAACGTCTTAGAAGAAATGGTGTTAGTGAACAATCGATTATTAGAACTCTTGAATCCGATCTTGCCACCAAAGGACGAATTTTTGGAGAATTGCGGAACTCAATTAAACGAGGAACTATTGGTGCAATTAATCAAGCGTTTCGGAGATTTGGAGACATGGGGGGAAAGTTAAGGTGGGTCGCCATATCTAAAAATATATGTCCTGATTGTAAAGAAAGGGCTGGTGAAATAGATACTTGGGATAATTGGACAGTAAGAGGTATGCCTGGATCAGGTTTTAGCGTTTGTAAGGAATATTGTTATTGTCAGTTACTTCCTGTTGATGTGGATGTTAGTGATAAACTAAAACTGTGAAAAAATTCACTATTACTCCTTGGTTCTGTACAGATTGTGGATGGACATGGACTACGTTAAGTACGTCGTTAGAAAAGCATGATCAATGTCCTAACTGTAAATCTTATTATACCACCAGAATTAAACGAATAAAAAAATAACTCCACTTCTCACTGGAGGAATCCTATTACTCTGTATATAATATATATATGTTAATATATATATGGACCTCGCTACAGGACATACCTAAGCAAATCAAAGTGCATTTAAACACACTAGAAGGGTGTTTTTACCCTAAAACCACTACTCGCTAGGGATTAGTGGACTTCTCTTTTGCTATAACTTTGTCTTGCCAAGCTTTCTTTTGTGCTGGAGTAGGTCTTCCTTTTCCAAGTAGAGGTATTCCAACTGCTTTTGCTCTTTTTTTCCATCGTAAAGCCTCTCTTCTTTTCTTCAGTTTTATCTGTTTAGCTCTTAGATTTTTTAGTGCTTCTTTTTTAGTAGGGTGCTTTACTTTTTTAGGAACAATAGGTCGTTGTGGTAGGACTTGTATATTATCTTCAGAAATTTCTTCATAGTCAGCTTCTACTTCACTATTGTTAGAGTTTAAAAACTTCTCAAATGGGCTTTGGTGATTGGCTACTTCTACACGCTTTATTAACTTTCCAGAGTGTTCTAAAACAAGTCTACCAGCTTGTACATTACCCGCCTCTGCCTCTCGTATCATAGACTCTAAAACTGAGGGCAATTTAGACCCAAATGACACCATATATCTTTGATAAAATACTTCTACAAACTCTGGATCTTTCAACCATAAAAATACAGTATTTCTTGTTACTCCAGCCTCTTTAGCAACATCAACTATCTTAGCTCCTGGATTAGAAACTAACACTTCAATAGCTCTTACTTTCTCTGGTTTCCATTTATCAGGTAAATTTATACTCATACAAGACCTTTTTGTCGTTATAGTATATTTTACAGAGGTTTTATACTCTAATACAATACCTATTTAAAATTGTGCGACCTGAATCCTCCAAAGATACCAATACCCCTATACAGTAATAACAACAAGGTCTTTCTTTTGAGATTTTTTTTAAAATTTAGATTGAGGGTTTCTTATATGTTATTTTGTGGGGAATGAGGGTAGACCACAATACAAAAAAAGTCATACGCCTATAGGGTAGTCGTTGCAACAGCTACCATTTAACTACCATACAGCTACCATAATTTAAGCAGCTACCATGGTAGTTGTAACGGGTTGAGACGCCCCAGGTTGAGACGTTGCACATTGTTACAAGTATAACAGAGTGTTACAAGTTTACATAAAAAATATACAATTGTCCAAATAAGCCCAATTTAATAGCAAAAATAAACGATCTTGTTTTATAGGTAGTAACCTACCTTAAAAAGATAAAACGAAGGATTTAGTATGTACTAATAACTCCAATAATTGACAATGTCAATAGCTAATTTTTGTACTGTTAAAACCAATCAAATGTCAATAGTTTTTTTACTCTATTTTCTACCCTCGATAGAATCCCAAATTACCACTTTAAACGCCATAAAAAAAGTTTTTAGTGTTGTTATAGCTTTAGGTAGTAATCTCTTGTTTTAGGTGGGTTTTAGGTGGCTTAAAATTGATTGGATGCTTTGGGCTTTGATAAAGTTTTTTACAAGTTTTTTTTGCTTAAAATACAAAAAAAATTTGACTCATATTTGTTTTTAACATTACATTAAAACTATCACTAATTAATTAAATAAAAGGAAAAACAAATCATGGATACTCTAGGCACAGTAAACAAACAAATTAACCCATTAACAACGTTTAAAGATATTGAACTTTACCCAAGAACAAAAACAAACTCAGAAAATTATGTCAATAATAAAAAGATTGAATTTGATTTAAATTATTCAAATAGAGGAGTGACTCACACCTTAACAATTAGAATTGATAAAAATTGTTTTAATGAATCTGAGTTTAATTGTTCATTATCTGAATCTTGTAATAATTTAGAAAACTATAAAGCATTAAATTTTTTATTACAAAATAATCAATCTATTTTATGTCAATTAGAAAATTATATGGATCTTTTAACAGAATTAAATAAAACAAGTTCATTAATATAGAAGGGAGTTAAATATGTTTAAATTATTATCATCACCAATTACAAATCAAAAAGCTAAAAAGAACTTAGATTTAAAAGTTCATACATACTTTTTAAGTCTTGCTCATTCTGATACATCGGGATATAATACTTGCCCAAGTGCAAACAGAATAACAATAAACGAGCAAAACCCAAAAAAATCAAATTGTTCTTTTGTATGTGTAGCAAAAAACGGGAACGGGAATTTTCCAAATGTTAAAAAATCTAGAATAAATAAAACGATTAGATTTTTTGAGGATAGGCAAAACTTTTTAAACGATCTAGTACATGACATTTTTAAGGCTATAAACTATTCTACAAAGAGAGGCTTTGAGCCTACATTTAGGCTTAATGCTTATAGTGATATTAAATGGGAGAATATCAAAGTAAAAAAATATGATTCTACAATTTTTGAATTGTTCCCGTTTGTTACTTTTTACGATTACTCCAAAATAGCAAATAGAAAAACCCTTTTTAATTATGAGTTAACTTATTCACATTTTGGACTCGATGAAGTTACAAAGGAACAAATTAAACAAGGTTACAATGTAGCAATGGTATTTAATAAAAATAAAAATCAAGACTTGCCAAAAACATTTAATAGTCAAATTGTAGTTGATGGAGATAAAACAGATTTAAGAACAATTAAAAACGATGGAAAAAATATTATTGTAGGTTTAAGGGCGAAAATGTCAAAAAAGAATATGAATAATGAATTAACAAAAAAAGATGGATTAAAATTTTTGGTAAGGTCTTAAAATGAATTTAAATAAAATAAATCTATTAATTGAATTTTTAGAAGGTAACCCTTCAGAAGATGAAATTGAAAAATACTATTTAGATAAAATATCTATTTTTACAAAAGATTCAATAAATGACATTTTGATAAATCATGTTTACGAATTGAATTTAAATAGTAATTACGATCAAATACCTAGAATCTTAAAACTAATTAAATACTAATGAGGGGGTTACAAAATGAATAATGAAATATTAATAGTTTTTTTAATTGTTTTTTTAGTGGCTTTAAATCTTTTTAAAAGTCATAAGATCAACAAATTAAAAAGGAAAGTTAACTCATTAAGGCTAAAAAATAAATGGCTAGTAAATTTAAAAAAGCCATATTAAAAACCCTTTTAACATACCAAACAAACAAAGCCCTTTTTTTAGAGGGCTTTTTTGTATCCCTTACCCTCAATAATGGAGTTAAAAAGGTGTCGAAATAGGTCCAAATAAGGCTCAAAAATAGCTCTAAAACCTCGTTAAATAGGTTGAGTCAATACTGAGTTCACCTAAAAGATTTTGTAGCCTTAAATCGAAAATTTGAAATATTGAAAATATTAAATAATTTTGGTCCTAAATTTATAATTCTTATTTATAATTTTGGTTTATATTTTTGGATTGGATTTATATTTTCTCCTCGGTAAATCAAATAATATTAACATTTAACAAAGTTTTTCTTGACTCTATTTATAATTCACCATAATTTTTTGTACACTAAAAAAGGAGTTTTAAAATGTTAAATAAAGTCACTAAAAAAGAATGTCTCGATGCAATCAAATATCTTTGGGGTATGGGATACACCTTAGAAATGACATCCGATAAAAAGTATTATACTGAAATACTTTTAAAGAAGGTAGCTAATTTATATAATATCAAATTAGGGGAGGGTTCAGAATGAGAATGAATAGACAAGGTAACACCTTAAAAGGGCGTATTAAGTCTAGTTGTGCTAATTGTGAGACTAACTTAAAATGTTTAGGAATAGTATTTAAAAAACAACCTACATTAAATAAAGTTATTATAAATCAAGTTATTGATTCTAAAATTGCGAACAAACCTTGTCAAGTTATAAATGATAAAGAATGTTCCTATTATAATAATTTTGTTAAACCTATAATTGGAGAAATATAATGAAATTGACACTACCAAAAAAGAATATGACTAAAAAGAATTATAATAGCTTGACTAGACAAGTTTGTGTAATTCCTAACTCAGAAGAAAACCGAAAAGCTATAAAGCATTTAAACACTCTTGCAAAAGAGCAACATTCAGAATATCGTTTTTCATATCGATATAGATGTCCAAAAGAGGGTAAATATGGTAATGGTGGAGAAGTAGCAAAAGATAATGCAGATGGACTCGGTTTATATATTCAAGGTGCTAGTTATTCTGAAGCAAAAGAAGAAATCGATAAATTAAATGCTCGTTTTTGGGCATTACAACAAGACTTAAATGATGAAAAAGAAAAAAATAATAAACTTTGGCGAAAGTATTTAGGCTTGAAGCAATTAATAAGAGAAAAAGAAGCAATAAATCAAAAAATAAAGGAGTTATTATAATGAAGGTATTAGTAGCGTGTGAAGAGAGTCAAGCAGTTGCAAAGGCTTTTAGAAAACTAGGTCACGAAGCGTATTCTTGTGATATTCAAGATTGTAGTGGTGGTGAACCTCAATGGCATATAAAAGGTGATGCATTAAAAGAAGCATATAGTGGTAAATATGATTTAATGATTGCCCATCCACCTTGCACTTATTTAGCAGTTAGTGGTGCTAGATGGATGTATAACAACGATGGTTCAATTTGTTTAGAAAGGTTAAAGAATAGAAATAAAGCACTTGATTTTGTAAAGAAATTACTTGATGCACCTATTGAAAAGATAGCATTAGAAAATCCCGTTTCGGTTATATCTAGTGCAATTAGAAAACCCGATCAAATAATACAACCTTATGAATATGGACATTCAGAAGCTAAAAAAACTTGTTTATGGTTAAAGAATCTACCAAAGCTAAAACCTACCAAGATTGTAAATAAAGGTGAGTTTGTTGAGTGGATTGATAAAAATGGCAAGAAAAAAAGACAAGCTAAGTGGTATTTAGATGTATTGAGTAAAGCAAAAACAAAAGCAGAACGCCAAAAGTTAAGATCCAAGACATATCAAGGGATTGCAGATGCTATGGCACAACAATGGAGTATATAATGAGTTTTGATTTTTTTGATTATGATACAACTAAACCTATACAAGAAAAAAAACATGTGAATTTTGATTCTAAATTAGCAGATCAATATATCAAGTATTGTTTGCAATGCAAAAGATGTTGGGAATTAAGTTCTGCATTTAGAGTCAATAAAAAGAATGGGAAAAGAAACATTGAGGATTTTATATCTTATTATGTTAATTTCCCAACATATGGTAAACAAAGAAAACAATGCCCTAGATGTAAAAAGGAGAATCAATAATGGACATTCCAAAAAAACAACAGTATCAATTACAAGTAAGTGGCTTTACGCCGCAAAGTAAGTTAATAGCAATTTACCCTAAATTAATGGAGAGCGAATATGCTTGGAATTATTTATGTAAAATGCTAGAAATCGATCCTTCTAAATATAAAGATGGAGTCTTTATAAAAACCATAGGAGTTAAGGAGGTATGATTAATAAAGAGACATTTGCAATGCACGAACTACAAAAGCATAATTTAAACTGCACTCTTATATTTGATAGTTTAAATTTTAATGGCAAGTACGATGCAGATTCAAACACGATTTATATTCATAAAAGCCTTTCTGAAAAAGAGTTTCTAATGACTTTATTTCACGAAATCAATCACGCCATGTATTGTAAAGAAATGGGATTGGATGCTTATAAAAATGACTATGAATTAGAAATGGAAAGATGTATAATTTCAGACCTTGATCCTTATGAATGTAATTTTTATGAGGTCCAAGCTGAGAAATATGCTAAACAAAAAACAAAGGAGATGACATGGGTAAAATAAAAAACCTAGTAATCGAGTTAGGATATGAAGGTGCTAAAAAGTATCTTCAAGAAATAAGAGAAGAAATCAAAAGTAAAAAAGGAGTAAAAAATGGAAATCAATCTAGATAGTTATGAGATCACCAAAGCAATAAAAATGTATCTTAAAGCTAGAGGTGTTAATTGGGAAGATGAATATCCTGAAATGTATATTAGAAACTACGAAGATGACCTTGTAAACTTAAATGCTTATAAAACAGATGAACACTTTGATGAGGATGAGAGGAAGTTTATTATTGATGCAAAATATAATGTTGAAGGGCTTTTTGTAAAGCGTAAAAAGGAAGGTCAGAAAAAGTATGAATATGTTCCTTTCGATTACAGACATATAAGAACTTATATTGAAATAGGCGAGGATTCACTTTCTAAACTAGAAATATATGAGGGGGAAGAATGATTATATTAAACTGTGCCGAATGGCTTGTATCGTTCTTTTTATTCAGTTTATCTTGTTGTTTGATTCTTGCCGCCTTGATCGTATTTGATTGGTTCGCCAGGAAATGGGTAGAAAGAATATGGGGAACAAAATAGTTGGTTTATATAATACTAGTATAAAAAGTATATTATGGTTATATTTGTTGGGTATAAAAAAGGAAAAAGTTTTAGTGATGGTGGTTACTATATACCCAAATGTGTCATACCAACGACTCGGGGGGAGTTACTCCTTTTTCTTCCCCCAACCACCAAAAAGGAGAAACAATGAAACATGCATACATAGGGTACATCCCTTCAAATGTTAGGTATGATAATCTTTTATCTTGTAGAGAAAAATTATTGTACTGTGAAATAACTGCAACTTTAGATAATGGTTATTGCACTAAAACCAATCTTTATTTTTCAAAAGCTTTAGGTTATAGTCAATCATCAGTATCAAAATATTTAGGCACACTAAGGGAGTGTGGACATATCAATCTTAACCTTATAAGAGATGAAGTTACGATGAAATATAAAAGTAGATTAATATGGTTAACCACTCCTCGCTACGAAGAAGTGGAAAAGAACAAAATCAATGATACCACTACGCCACAGACAGAAGTGGATCAAGATAAAAAGAAGCGTTCTGTTGTGTTTAATCACGATCAAAGCCCTATTTCCACTACCGCCCCCCACGATATATATTATTATACTAATAATATTATACACAGTAAGTCTAATAAGAATCCTCTGGAGATAAAGCTTTTAAGAGATATTAATGAAAAGCAGTATGAATATTTATATAGAATTGTTCGTCAATTTTATAACAAACAATCTAAGGTGCATAGTAAGTTAGTATCTAAGTATTGGAGTCAAGATAAAAACTTAGTTAATGAATCAATTAACAATCTTTTTAAATTAATTAAGGTTGATAAGTTTGAAGATACTGAAGTTTGGTCCGTAATTGAATGGGCTACTTACAATGATTTTTGGAGTAAAAACTTATTATCCCTTCGTTCATTAAGAAAGAAATCAAAAAATGGGCTGACGAAGTTTGCTAATATTTATAGCAAATGGAGTTCAGAATGAATTTTGAAGATCATGGAATATATATCAGTAATGGGTTTGGTGAGCAAAAGGTTGTATGTCCTAAATGTTCATCTACTAGAAAAAAATCTTATGACCCATGCTTGGCAGTTAATATTGATGAAGGTGTTTGGCTATGTCATCATTGTGGGTGGAGGGGTAGCTTGAATAAAAAATCTAAAAAAGAATATATCCCTCCGATAGAAAAACCTAAAGAAGAAGTTATAAGTGATCTTCCTGGAAAAGTTGTTAAATGGTTTTCTGAGAGGGGGCTTTCTGAAAACACGCTTATATCTGAGAAGATTGGTTTTAAAGATCGATGGATACAGTTTCCATTTTATAAAGGTGGGGAGGTTGTCAACATTAAATCTAGAACAGCAGATAAACAGTTTAAGCAATGTAAAAATGCTGAAAAATGTTTTTATCGATTTGATCATATGGTTGGGATGGAGACCATCATTATAACTGAAGGTGAAATGGATGCTTTATCTTTAGTTGAGAGTGGATTTACTAATGCGGTATCAGTTCCTGATGGTGCTATTGCTCCAAATTCAACGCCTACAGATAAAAAGTTTTCATACTTGCTTAGTGCTGAAGAACATCTAATGAATGCTAAAACAGTTATATTATGTACTGATAACGACCCAAATGGTAATGCATTACAAAGTGAACTATCGAGAAGGATTGGAAGGGAAAAGTGTTTTAAAGTTACATATCCTGAAGGCTGCAAAGATTTAAATGAAGTTCTTGTAAAGCATGGTAAAGATAAGATTGTTGACATTATAAGTAATGCTCATCCTTATCCAATAGAGGGAGTGGTATTAATTGAAGATATAACTGATGAAGCTATTGAACTAATGAATGCTCCAGAACATAAAGGGTTAAGTACGGGATGGATGTCTGTAGATGATCATTATCGTGTTAGTCATAGTGAAGTAACTGTTGTAACTGGAGTTCCTAATATGGGTAAATCTGAATGGATGGATGCCCTTATGATAAATATGATCCAAAATCATGGTTGGAAGTTTGGTATATTTTCAGCAGAGAATTTTCCTATAAAACATCATCTACTTAAATTAGTGGGCAAGTTTGCTGGAAAACCTTTTTATGGAGAGCATAAAATGTCTGAACAAACTGCTAGAGATTCTATGTTTATATTAAACGATCATATTAAGTTTATAGGTACTCAAGAAGATTCAGTTAGTATTAAATCTATTATGGATACCGCAAAATTGTTAAATTATAGGCATGGATTAAATGGATTAATTGTTGATCCTTGGAATACATTAGAACATAAATTTGGAAGTGGCGAAAATGAAACCTTGTATATTTCTAGAGTTCTTGCAGAACTAAATGCCTTTGCCAAAATTAATGAAATGCATATATGGGTTGTAGCACATCCAAAGAAAATGGAAAATGACAATAATAGAAGACCGATTGTACCAACGCCTTATGATATATCTGGATCAGCAAATTGGTTTAATAAATGCGATAATGCAATTACAGTTCATAGACATAGAAGTGAAGATGAAGATTATGTTGGTATTCATGTTCATAAAATAAGATTTCAGTACAAAAATGGACGTCCTGGAATGGGTAAATTAAGTTATGATATTAAAGGAGGAGGTAGGTATGTCGAATACCAAGAAGAACCTAAAGAAGCACTTTTTGACTAGAATTAAAGATTTTAATTTTACAGAAGAGTATGATTATAATAAAAGACATATGCGACAAGTTTTATGGGATGAGTTTGATAAAACTTGGATACGCTATAATAATAATGAAGCTACATTTAAAGAATGGGAATATGCATTAGAAAAGTGGCTTAGACTTGAGAGCATGTAGTGAATGATATTGTTTGTTGGTGGAGTGGTGGAGTTACATCTGCTGTTGCTTGTTATTTATCAATAGATCTTTTTGGTTTAGATAGATGTTTATTTGTGATGATTGACACAAAAAATGAACACGATGATACTTATAGATTTAAAAAAGATTGTGAAAAATTATATAAGAAAAAAATAAAAACTATAAGTGAGATCGGTGATAAATATGATTCCATCCAAGATGTTTGGAAAAAACATTTGTCATTAAATGTTGCTCATGGAGCAATTTGTTCTTATAAACTAAAAAGAATAGCTAGGGAAAAATGGCAAAAAAATAATTTTTTTACTCACCAAGTATTTGGTTTTGAGTTTGAATCTAAAGAGTTTAATAGAGCAATGTCTTTAAAATTAAATCATCATAAAGCTAACGCAATTTTTCCATTATTGATGTATGGATATAATAAAAAAAAATGTATTCAGATTTTAGAACAGAACAATATAAATGTTCCTGTGATGTATAAATATGGTTTTAGAAATAATAATTGCTTTAAAACTGGCTGTGTTCAAGGTGGTATTGGATATTGGCAGAAGATTAAAAAAGAGTTTCCAGATAAATTTAATAAAATGGCAAAAGTTGAACATCAGTTAACTAATTTAAAAAAACAACCAATAACAATGTTAAAAGATCAATCTAAAGCAGCAAAGAAAAATAACTCTCAACTAGTTTTTTTAAAAAAACATCCTGATTATCCTCATTTAAAAACAATTGAAGATATGAAAGCAAGGGAGGTAAAGCCACTAATGGAATGTAATGGATTTTGCGGAACAAATGATTTTAATAAACCAAATGAAACAGAAGAAGAATTATATTATCAGCACGAATTATTTAAGGAGGAAACATGAAAGTCAAACGATATATAGTAACACCTGATAAACATTTTCCATTGCATGATCAAAGAGCAATTAATGTTTTATGTAAAGCAATCGAAATTGTTAAACCTGATGGCTATATTGACTTAGGGGATGTGGGAGAATGGTTTGGTTGTTCTCATTGGCAATGGAAGAAAAAGAAACGACCACCATTAGAAGTACAAATGCCTAGAATAGATCAAGATGTTATTGATGTTAATAAAGGTATGGACCAAATTGATGAATCTTTAGACAAAGCAAATGTCAAAGAAAAATACATGATTGAAGGTAATCACGATGATTGGATGAATAGATTTTATGAAGAAAATGAACATAAGGTATTTCAAGTTTATAAATTTAAAAATGCAGTTAAGTTAAAAGAGCGTGGTTATAAATATATGCCAATAGGTAGGTATTTAAAGATTGGTAAATTAAATTTTTATCATGGGCATCATTATGCTGGAATTCAACACACTAGAAATCATTTACTTAGACTAGGTGGTAATGTAATGTATGGACATCATCACGATGTACAACAATCATCTATAACTCATATAGATGGAACTAAATCAGCTTGGAGTATTGGCTGCCTAAAAGATATGAGTGCAGAAAAAAACGATTGGCTAGGTGGAAGATCCACCAATTGGGGTCAAGCTTTTGCAATAGTAGATTTTTATCATAGTGGATTATTTACAGTTCATGTGGTCCAAGTAATTAATGGTAAAACCTCATTATGGGGAGAACTAATAACAGGATAAAATAACTTGATACTTATAAATAAAAGTTATATTTTCCACAACCAAAAAGGAGAGATAAATGGCAATATGTACAGCGACAATTAAGTTTAATACAAAAGAAGTTTTAAAATGTATTAATGCTTTAAAAGAGTTTTTATTTGCTAGTGATAGTGCTGATGATCTAAAAAATCCAGATAAAGAAGGATATTATAAATTATTGAAGGATTTTGAAAAGATCTATGAGGATATGCTAGAAAAAGAAGATCAAGGAGTTGCAAATGGGTAGATCAGAATGTTGCGGAGCAATTGTATATGATGATACAGATATTTGCTCAAAATGTTTAGAGCATTGTGATATTTGGATTGAAGAGGAGGTATGCAATGAGTAATAGACGATATTATGGTACAGTATGTTGGGATGGGTATAAAGATTCTAAGGATGGAGAAGAAACTACTGTAGCTGATAGTGTAAGATCTTTAGTTGAAGGTATTGAACTAAGCTTAGAAGATCATAAGAAAAGAGGTGCTTATTTCGAGTGTGCTTCTATTGAATCCAATACATTTCATAGAGGTTATAAAGAAATAACAGATTTAATTAAAAAACAACTAAAAGCAAGGAGAAAAAATGGAAAACAATGATTCATTTAAATTAAACCCTTCATCAGATAATATTGTAGAGTTGGCATTTGATGAACCTAAAAGCGGTACAAATAATTTTGGCAGATGGTTTTTATATGGAGTAAATAAAGAAGGTCGTGAAACATCCTTTTTTACTAATTCAGCTAGTTTACATAAGAAGCTAGGTGAGTATGGGAAGGGTGCTAAATTAAATATCAAAAAAGAAGAGTATGCTCCAGGAAAATACGCTTGGGAAGTTCATGCCTTAGAAGGTACTGTTCCATCAAAATCACAAGAAAAAACCTTAGATAGCTCACCTGTTTTGGATGCTAGAACACTAGATATACATAAACAAGTATGTCTTAAATTAGCTGTACAAAGCTTAGAGCATCTTGAATTTGATATCAAAGCTGTTGAAGAAAGAACCTATCAGCTATTAGATGTATTGCATGGATCTAGACCAAACAATATTGCAGAAAAGGTTAAAGAGGTATTTGATACAAAGGAAATGCCATTCTAAATTAAATTAACAGGGTGAGTAAGGTTTTCTTGGTTTCCCTGAAAGCCCTGTTAAGCCTATGAAGAGAACATTAATAAAAAAACTAGACAATGCTTGGGCAAATAAAATAAAAGAATATGGCATGTGTGAATCATGTCGTAAAACTACACATTTAAATGCTCATCATTTTTATTCTAGATCAATAAGGGCTGTTAGGTGGGATATACCTAATGGCTTTTGTTTATGTGTAGGTTGCCATGTATTTTCTTCTAAGTTTTCTGCTCATAAGACTCCAGCAGAATTTGTTGAATGGGCAATTGAAAAAAGGGGATTAGAGTGGTATGAAGATTTAAAAGAGCGTAAAAATGCTACAGTAAAGTTTATAGATGCAGACTATCAAGATTTAATAGATAAAATAAATAATCAAGGTATTTGATATTTTCAAATATTTATCATAATTTTTAATACATTAAAAAGGAGATTAATATGTGTTTTTCATGGAAAAGTAAAGAGCAACAAACTCTTAATGATATAAAAGGTTCAGTAACTGATATACTGAGATTAATGACGAAGGTTAATCACTCTAATGATAGTGAGATGGGTTTTTATATGACGATGTTAAGAAATACTATCAATCAAATTCAAAAAGAAGAGGACAAAGTTAAAGAAAAGGATGCTAAGTTTTTTGATAAGCATGTTTGTTCTCATTGTGAATCTAATAAAATTTACATTTGTGAGCCTTGTATGAATGACATGGCAAAGCAATATGACAATTACTCCAATTAAATACGTTTGTCCTGGAAAACATAAAGGGATAAACATTTTGCAGAGATATTAATTATTTACTGTGGGGAATGCGAAATGACAAACATGGTTGGCTGCCAAATTAATTTCAATAACCTAATTGGAGTAAAAATTTAATAAAATAAGGAGATGATTATGTTTTACATACAAGAGGTATTACAAACCCAAGCGTTTGATACGCTTATTCAAACTATTATGTGGATTTCACTATGGGTTTTTGTTATAATCAGATTACATAGGATAGAGCAAAAGTTAAAGTGAATATATTAAATCTATATGCTTGTTTGGGTGGCAATAGGTATAAATGGGGAAATGATCATAACATAACTGCTGTTGAATGGGATGAAGACTTGGCTAATTTATATCAAGAAAGATTTCCAAATGATAAAGTAATAGTATCAGATGCTCATCAGTATTTATTGGATCATTATAAAGAATTTGATTTTATTTGGTCATCTCCACCATGTCCAACTCATAGTAAGGTAAGAGTTACACAAAAAAATAGAGATTTTTACAATCCTAAATACCCAGACATGAATCTTTATCAAGAAGTTATATTTTTACAAGAACACTTTGAAGGTAAATATGTAGTGGAAAATGTAATTCCTTATTACAAACCGCTAATTGAAGCACAAGAAAGAGGAAGACATCTTTATTGGGCAAATTTTATATTGCCACCTAGTATTGATAGAAAAGAATCAAAAGGATTTATGTGTGGACAAAAAAATCAAGAAAAAGTAAAGCTATGTGAATTTCACGATATAGATATTAACTTTTTAGAATCTTATAAGGGAAAGCAAGACAAGAGAAAGTTAGTAAGAAATATGGTGGATTATGAAGTTGGAAAAATTATATTAGATGCAGCAATAGGCATTGTTAAAAAAGCCAATGAAGATCAAATTTCATTTTTAGATTAAATTAAGGATATTTATGTTAGTAAAAGATTTTATAAAATGGGCTGAATCTATGCAAAAAGAAGAGCATAGAATTATGCTTGATAAAGGAAAAGAATATACTGTTTCGGATACAGATAAATTTAAAAACTTTAAGAGTATCGGTGAGAGGCTTAATTTAGCCCCTAAAATGGTCGTAATGATTTATTTACTTAAACATATGGATAGCATAAGAAACTACGTTTTAACAGGCAAAGAATCAAGCACAGAGACTATTATGGGAAGAATCCAAGATGCAAGAAACTATTTATTATTATTAGGTGGGGTTATTGAAGAAGAAAAGCAAGGATAAGTTTGGATCTATTCAATGGGTAATAGATAAACTAAGCACCGAAGTTAGAAAGCCTGTTTGGAATGCAGATGGTTATTGGAGAACTGATTCTAGTAGGGCTGATAAAAATACCTTTTGGTGTCCTAAATGTAGAAGAAAATGGAATATCTTTGAGAAAAGATTATGGGCTTCACCAGATAGAAAACTTTGGAAGGAGAAAATATGCAGAGATTGCGATTCAGTTGTAAAGTAGAAAATGGTAAAATGTTTATAATTGACAGAGAAAGTTTTGACTCTGCAATAGAAAAGCTAGATGGCAACTACTATATAGAGCTAAAAGAAAGTGGGGTTAGGTCCACTCAACAAAATAACTACTATTGGAAAATTGTTAATCTGTTGGCAGATGATATTGGATATACTGATAAAGAAATGCATCAGGCTATTAAAGATCACTTTGAAATCAAAAGCACTAAACATTTATCAACCTCTGAGTTTTCTAAGTTTATTGAAAAGTTAATACGTTGGGCAGCTATAGATTTTAATGTTGTAATTCCTGACCCCTAAAACTCTTCTTCTATTCTCATACTTATATTAAATACATCTGGAGCTACTTGAGTCATATCAAGTGAATTTTGTGCAAATCTTGCAAACATATGTTCTGATTCTTCCCCATTATCTTTATCAATGCTAAAAATAAAAGGTAAGTGATTACCATTAACCTTGTTCCAGACATCTTCAATAACTACATCATCTGCTGGTTGAACTGCATTACTTCTTGTTGGCATTATTTTATCACTAGACAAGTAATTAAAGTTCATATCATAGGCAATTCTACCACCATAAATATTCTGAGAAAACGAAGATCCAACAAAAGGAGATTTAGAGGTTGAACTTGCTAATTTTCCAATATTTGTCATATTAGAAAATCTTTGCCCTCCAATACTTTGCTGAGTAGTTACATTATCAAATTGAATAGATCTCTTTACTGCAAGTTCTGGAGATTGTGGCATATCAAAAAACTCACCTATCATTATACATCCAACAGAAAAATTAGTGCTTGAACTCCAATCGCCATTTATAGATGTTTCTGCTCCACTTAATAAGTTTCCATTAGAATCTGTTCCTCCACTACCTTCAAATTGTATACCCCAATATCGTAAAGTAGTTTCTGGAAAAGTAATAATCGTACTGCCATTAGCAATCGGTCTGACTACAACGCTTTTATCATCATAAGTTGAAGATCCAGTAGCAGTAACATTTCTGTTATCTGCATTAATTACATCTGTTACAGTTACACCACTCCAATCTATATCACTTGTATCTGCTAATGTACCATCAACAGCACCAACATCAGTTGATTCATTTCCAGCAAATATTCTTATTTTACCATGAGATGCAACTAAATTATGATTTAAAATAGCAATATAACTTATCTTTTGAGTTGTGTCTTGCTTATCAATATTTATTAAAACATGATCATCTCGAACGGCAGATGTTGAACTAGTATCAATAGTATTTAAGTTTAATGGATTTAAATCAAATAACTCAGCTTCTGAACCTGTAGTAAATGTTCCTAATGTGTTATTACTAGAGTTAGTTGACTTTATATCAAAATTTCCATCTTGCGTTACACCTCTTGAAAGAAGATAACTAATATAATCTGTGTAAAATCGAGGTGTTCTTATATTCATATTTGCCATTTATAAATCTCCAAATTAATTTGTATCTACTTGTATGCAAGATATACTAGCTCCATTGACTTGTTTAGATATAGATGTAACCATCCAATATCCTGTCATAGATGCTCCAAATATTTTTATTTTAGAATCCCAATTACTAAATTGAATTATATCTGCGATTTCTAAATCATTATATTTAGGAGTAAGTGTATTAAATTCAACAATATTTTTTCTATCTTTAAAAATATGCAAGTATGCATTTGCCATAGCTGTTGCTGTTGTATCATCTAAGGTATCTGCATCAAGTTCTAATTTCAATGATTGATTATTACCATTAACAGTAGTACCAGCAGATGTTGAATCTGTAACATTAACTGTTTTTTTAAATTGATCTTGAACATAATCTTGAGCGTAGTTTATTGTAATGTCGTTTCTAACAGAATTTAGTTTTGTTTTAGATATATTTTTTAAATTAATATCTCGATAATCAACTGTCTTATCAGCACTACTATAGTTACCATTTCTTCTCAATGTTCTTATATTCACTTTACCATCGCCACTTATAAAAACATAAGAAAAGCATTGCTTGCATAATCTTTCAATTAAATCTTTGGAATCAATAAATTTATATTGTGAAAAAGCAATTAATACATCTGTAACTGTATCATTATAAATATCGCCTAATATTCCAGTACCATTTTTATTTCCAGAGCTATCAAATAAACTAAAATCTATATTAGAAGAAGTTAAGTCTAGTTCTGTTCTTAAAATATCTTCAATTTGATAAATTGGATTTTTAATAAAATTAGTTGCATTATATCCATTATTTCTTGAATCAGCATCTATAAAAGCACCATATTCACGACCTTTACCAGAAAAATATAAATATTCTATTTCTGCTGGTGTTCTTAAGGTTTTTGTTCTAGTAGCAATAATCTTTTCTGAAACTGAATCTTCTTGTTCAAATTGAGTTGAAACAGAGTAGCCTACTATTTTCTCATATTCTTCTTCAATTTGTTTAGTAAATATCTGACTAGGTCTAAATTCAATCATCATCCACATATCTAATAAACTATATCTTAATCTATTGTCATTTTGATCTGTAGCAGTTTTACTTTGCAAAGTAATAGTTTTATCATCTAGCGAAACAGAGCTTAATTCATTAGCTGTGTACCTACTTGTTAAGTTAGAAATGTGTATGCCATCAGTTGTAATTGCTGGACTTGCTGTAGTGCCACTTGATAAAGTAACTTCTACTCCACTAGCATCATCTGCATTAAATCCAGACGTTTTAAAAATTAAAAAGATATCATTATTTTCATAAACCTCACCTAGCTTTGGAACTGTAGGCATATTAAATGTTAAATTATCAGTTAGCAATCCTGAATTAGAATCTTCTATTAACACGCCTGTATCATATACTTGAGAGGTAGTATTGTCTGCATCTACAATATTTGCAGTTCCGTTAAAATTAGTAGAAGAGGTAAATGAATCTTCTAAGAGATGTCTATAAAAGTAGTTAGTACCTTTTACCTTTATAATATTTTGACCAACACTACTAGGATTTTCTGTTATAGTCACATTACCATCTGGTGCATTTAATAATTCACCACTTGTTGCCATATAAACATTGTGTGCTTTTAATTCATTTAATAGTACACCGCCAGATTGATCGTTGTCAGGCAAAGCAACTACATTGCCACTTGAGTCACATCTATCTACTATAATTGCTGGAAAAGCACCTTTTATGTCAAATTGTTTATAATAAGTATCATCTGTATTTCTACTAAAATCTCCATAAGACATTGGTATTGGCTTATTAAGATTTTTTTCAGGAGCAGATGGATATGTTGTACTTGTTACAGTTGCACTAGGTACTTCTTTATGATAAACACTACTTTTATCTAATAAAACCAACGATACAGAATTTATATTATATTTTATATCTCCAGAAATAACTCCTGTGCCAATCATTCTTGCAGCAGTATCAAAGGTTCCAGCTTGACTAGTATTTAAAAATAATTCCCATTTTCGATTAGCAAAGTTATTGGATGATAATAGATCACTAAATCTTCCGCCTTTAATAGCATCTTCTGTATTAATTAATTTTACTGTCATATTACCAGTTGAAGTAGTAAAATTAAAAAAGTCTAGTGATTGAGTATATTGACCCCAAGAAGAAACAATTCCATAATAAATATCTGATCCATCTTGTCTATGGACGTCAGATACGCCTATAAAATTAGATTCATCATTGTAATATAATTTTAGCACCCAAAAAGCAGTAGTGTTTTTTATTGCTAGGGCATTACTTAAACTAGAATCAAAACTAAGCATTTATTCTATTTCCCATTGATGTTGCTTTATTTAATGCTGGTATTAACTCATTATTAACATAACTTTCATCAACAACACCGCCACTAATATTAACATTTACTGTGGGAGATGCATTACCACTTTGATTAATCTGATTCATTGTTTCTAAACCAACAGATTCAACTGCTTTTTTAGACATAATAAATTCTCCAGCTTGTGCAAGTATTGGAACATTGTCTTGCCCTTGCACTTGTCCTCCAGTAGCAAATCTTTGAATATCTCCATTTTGTTTTATTAATCCACCCGTATGACCTACAGCAAATCTTAAAAATCCTCCTAACCCACCTCCTAATCCAGTTGCAAAAGCTCCTCCAGTAAATATGTTTAATAAAGCATAAGTTCCAGCTTGAGCTATTAATTGAGCAGCAATTGCTTTTAAACTAGATGTAACAGCCTCTCCCATATTTTGTCCATTTACAGCTGCTTGAGCAAAAGCCCCTCCTAATTGATTTATACTATCAACTGCAAATTTTTGTTCAGTATTTAAAAAATCTAAAGCTAAAGCATTTTTTTCTATAAGATCAACACTTTTTACACTCTCTGGATCTGATAATTCTGCTCTTCTTATTTCTAATGCATAGTTTTTCTTTAACATCTCTGAAAGAAATTCTTCTGCTAAAGCTTGTATTCGTGTTGCTTCTGCAATTTTCTTTTTAGAGTCTTCAATTTTTTTATTTGCAAAAGCTATTTCAGCTAGAGCTTGTAGCTCGGCTTCTATTTGACTAATACGATTTTTTGCCAAAGCTGCTTGAACGCTAGCACCTTGATTATTAACTGGATTTAGATCATTTAACATTTTATTAGCTGATTCTAGAACAGCTTTTTGAGAGTTTAAATTTTGCAATAATGCATCAATTCCCTCAGGTTTAGTTAGTAGCCTTTCTGTAACTGTATCCAATATATTTGATAACAAATTAGATGTGCTTTTTAATACTACACTATCCCTTGTTAATGCTGTTGTAAAATTTGTAAATGATGTACTTAGCTGATCAAAATTATCTTGAGTTGTTAGTGATTCTTTTCCTAAAGTAGCTACTTTTTCTCTAGCAGATTCCATTGTAGCCTCAAGAAAAGCTGTTTTTTTATCTGTATCGGTTAATTCTTTTGTAGTAATACCTAGTTTTTTTGCATAAGCCTCATAAGCTTCTTCTGATTTTACTATAATACCAATATTATCTAACATCAACCTTGATTGCCTACCAATACCTGTAATTAAAGATTCTACAGAAGATGCAGTATCTCTACCTAATGCTCGACCTAATCTTTGAGCAATATCAAACATTTCAGCCATTTCATCTGAGTTTTTAGTAACTCCAAGAATCATAGCATTGTTGGCTTGCCTAAATAAATCAAACTCGCTCATGGTGTTATTTGTAGCTTCTTTTAATTGTTTTAAAGCAAATGAAGAGTCTTCTATTCCTCCACTTAACGTATTAAAAGCTCTTTCCATTGATTCTACTCTAGAAGCTTCTTTTGCAAAAAGAACAACTTGCCTAATACCTAATCCCATAGCAAAATTAAATAATAACATTTTAGAACGTAAAACAGCAAAAGTACCTCCTAAAATTCGAGTTTGTGTTGCTGCTTTTTTTTGTGAATCGGTAAGTTTATCTTGAGTGTTTTTTACTTTTTTACCTTCTCTAGCTAAACTAGCTTGTGTTTGAACAAGTTTACGTGTTTCTCTACCTAATGTTTTAATAGCATTAACTAAATCCTTGTCACCTTCTGGTTTAAATTTTACAGTTATTGTATTTTTATTTTCAGCCATTTTTCATCGCCTTTGCTTTTTCTTTCTGTATAATATTATTGATTACAAAGCTTTTTTCTATCCATTTATGTGGTTGCTCTCCATAAGTACCAGGATAAGGAGCTACATTATTATCTCTACAGTATACATATCTAGATATATCTTTTTGAGATTGAGCATCTGCCATAATATTAGAGCATGCAAAAAAGGGCAGTTGAGCCATTACCGATGAACCGATACTAAAGCTACCGCCCTCTAAATTTGCTTGTTTTGTTTCTGCTATAATTAAGTCAATAACAGCCCAAACATCATCATTTGATGTAAAGGTACGCTTTTGATACGATCCATCGATTAAGACAGGAATTTGAGCCTTATAAGGGTATGTATGATACATACATCCCTCACATCTTTCTTTGATTAAAAGATTGTACTCTAATGTGAGGGCTTCTACTCCCCCAAGCGTTGATACTCTTGGATTGCCAATGATAACTCATTTTTCTCTTCGTCTGTTAATGATTTGATAAAAGCATCATCAGCACCTTCTACACCTTTACGAATCCAAGCAGTTCTTGCTTTTGCTAGGTTTGTAATTGCAACAATCTGATCGTTCTCATATCTCATTTGAGGTAAGTCATTACAGTAGTCCATGTCGTCTACAGACATTTCTTTTAGCTTGACTTCTTTATTAGTAGACAATTTATGAGTCTTCATTATGATGTTACATCAACTGTGACGAGAGCATCAGTTCCGTCATCTACTGCTTTCATAGCAACATCTAACATCATCATATCGCCTTCAGATAAAGCAACATTTGTATATACTGCATTATGAATCATAACTCCAAAAGCATTATTATTTGTAATAACAAAAGAATTAGATGTGTTTGCTCCTGTTTGAGTATCATAATCATTTATCATCGTTTTAGTTTCTGCATCATACTTAACTTGAGCTTCAGTAGTAACTGCTATTTCTGGACCTCTTCCTACAACCTCATAACCTGTTGTTGTAATTCCAGAAAACACCGCTGGGTGTTCTATAGTTGTTGTAAATGTACTTAGTACAACTTCTTTATTCATAACTTTAATACCACTACCATTTGAAAGCACAGGAATATCTGTGTTTAGATATGGGGTAATTGTCGGTTCTGCGGTTGAAGCTAAGTCTGGTTTTTTACCTGTTTGCAATGTAGCAGAAAACTTATATCTACCACCCTCTGTATTAGCATCTGCTGATATAGAAAAGCTAGTAACAACACATCCAAAAAATTCTAAACCTCTTTGATTAGTTACGTCAGAGGGTTGCATAACTAATGTTAGAGAAGAACAGTTATTGGTAACTGCTGCTCCATATCTTTGATCTGTTCCTGTATGGTTTGAATCTACCACTCCATCTTGTGTGTTTGTATTATTTGTTATATTTCGTAATAATTGTTTATGTGCTGCATCACTATGTAATGTTCCTGATAATGAAATTTCAGCTACTCTTAAAACATTATCTTGAAAAAAATCTTCATCTTTAAATGTCCTCCCAGCTCCACTTCTTACATCTAAAACTTGATTGGGATTTAAAGAAGGCATTCCTATAGAGTCAACATCTAATTGTAGCATAGTTGATCCTATTCCAGTATCTCCAGCGTTTGTTGCATCTGAAATAAGTGCTACTTTCCATTCTTTTGGTGAAAAAACTTTTGCTGATACAGCCATTATTTAGCTCCTTTGGATTTTATTATTGTTACTAAGTTTTCTATTGATTCAGCAACATTATTTACTTCAATGGCTTTTCCACTTTGTAAACTCTGCCACTCTTCATGGGTTGCTCCACAAGACTTCCAACAATTAGGAAGTATTGTATCTGCATCTTTGAGTTTAATTTTCATATCCTATTCCTTATTACTTTATGATATGTTTCCTAAAAACATGCCTTTCCATGTCCATCTCATAACATTTAAACCTTCTACTGCCTCTTCAGCAGTTTCTTTTTCATTAATGCGACATTCTTCTAGTCTGCCATTAAAGAAGGTGTTATTTCTGTTTTCATGGAATACAGCCTCTATTGTAGATACTTGTCGAAGTATATGTTCCCAAGCATCTCTTTTAACATTATTTTCTTTAAAAGTATAGGATATATCCAATTCATATTCCCTTATTTCTCCAGCAGAAAGCTGTTGTATTAACTCACATCTAACTGGATTTAATCGAATAGATTGATTACCCATATCTTTAAAGTTGCCAGTATATATAGCCATATTACCAGCAAAATCAGTTCTTAAAAAAGTTCTGATTGTATCTAAAATCTTATCATCCCAAATATTCACAACTACTCTTGGTAATCTATTATAAACACGAGTTTCATCTTCAAAATTTGAATTTATAAAATTCCATGAATTTGCCATTGGTTATTATCATCGCCTTGTCATTCTAATTGAAGCTGGTATCCCCATATCAGTTGTTTCATTTCTACCATGAACTTCAATCTCCCAAAAATCATTTAATGTTGCGGTGTCTCCTGTATCTCCAGCAAAACGAGCATATAAACCTCTTCCTACTGGTTGATAGTCTCCTTTGATAAAATCACTATAGTTAGCACTTTCTCCATTATTCATTCTTTCTGCACCTAAATTATTAGAGTCAGATTCCCAGAATGAATACTTTGCAGTACCTAATGCCCCAGCAGTTGTTATTTTTACACCTATCCTATCATATACACCTGAATACTCACCTCTAGTGTCCACAATACGAATGTTTCCATTTACTGTTTGTTCTCTTACTACACCTTGAGATGCATCACCAGTTGTTTGCCAAGATAGTTTAGTTGTGCCTAAATTAAGAGATTGAATGTTTGTTTCAGCCTCATTGAATAAAGCCTCTGCTACTTCAGAAGTAGGTTGAGATGCACGAATTAAAAAAGTACATGCTAATAGTGCTGTAGTTCTTACGAGTATATAATCGTAATTACCATCTTGGTCTTTAAATTGTTTTCTAGGAAGTTTGCCATCTAATCTAGAATCTAAATACTTAGTTGCATTAGATATGTATCGTGTTATAACAGTAGCCCAATCATCTCCAGATTCAATAAGCATATCATTTGGATTTGTGGTGCTATTATAGTAATAGGTTGCATCTAGTGATGATTCATAAAACCAATGTCCATTTGCAGTAACTGCTCCACTATTTGCTTGAGCAGATCCTAAATCTTGACCATTTGCAAATAACTGAGTTACTAAACCTGTATTATCTGCTCTATATAAACTACCACTATGTACAACAAACCCATACAAAGGAGTCTTAGTATCAAACTCATCTATTGCTGGGTATATGTCTTTTAAGTCTCTGTGTGTGCAATAAGTCATATTGTTCCTAATTTACAGATAAAAGGCTTCTTAGACAATACTATCTTAGCTCTATATGAACTAAATCATCGAAATTATTGTCTTTGGTTTCTCCATCACTATCCCAGTCTCCGCCAAACCTTATATCAATTCCTAGTTGTTTTCCTATACCTCTTACCATTCCTCCCATATAATAAAAACGATCTCTGTCTTCCCAATCTATTGGATAGGGAGCAATATCGACAGCCTTACCCTCCATATGTTTAGAATACTTTACTTTTGTAGCTCCCTTAGCTAATAATTCTTTTTGACGTTCAGCAGAGCGAAGCCCTTCAATAACTGTCACATCCATCATTTTAATGAGTTCATTTAATACGTTTATTAGTCTTGCATCCACCCCTCTGAGTCTTTCTCGACTCCGCTTGCCAAACTTATACATTATCTTTTCTTCTTTCTTTTAAACATATTTTTCTTCTTCTTCCCTTTTTTCTTCATACCCTTTCCCCCGTGATGATATGGCATTATCTAGCCCTCCTAACTTTCCTTGCAGTTGATTTACTATATTTAGCAAATTGCTTTCCAGCTTTACTTGCTCTTCTTTTACGTCTGTTTTCGTAAGCTTTTTGACTGGCGGTAAGTGATTTTCTTACACTAGCTGGTAAGTAACGTCCTCTTTTTCTACGAGGTTTTTTCTTATCAGACTTGGTAATGTAATCCCACTTTTGAGCGGTCCATCTTTTTAAGCTTTTCTGTGATTTTTTAAGTGCCATTATCTATATCCACCCCCAGCTTTTTTATAAGCACGAGCTAACATCTGGGCTTTTCTTGCAGACCATTGTCCAGCCCTACCCCCCTTACTACCAGCTTTAATTCTATAGAATAATCTTTTTCTTAATGCTGGTTTTGTATAATTACCAGCTTTATTTACAGTTGATTTTTTACGTTTAGCCATGTCTTTTTTGTACACTAAAATTAGCGTATAAAGAAGCTCCTTTGTGTTTTTTATATCCACTTCTAGGATTCTTCATTAAACGATAACTTTTTCCTTTCTTCATCCAATGATAACCTTTTGGTGCTTTTACTTTCATAACTCTACCATTTTACCTTATCAGCCCAATAAGCAGCAGACATTCTTCCTCTAGCAATGTTCTTTCTATGCCTTGCTTTAAAAGACTTACGTTTAGCTTTCATCCTTGCTGACTCTCCCTTTTTAGGTTTGCCAGCGGTTTTTGCTCCTTGTTGACCAAAGCGTATTAACTTTACTTTACTACCTACTTTAGCTAACACCATATGGCTTTTAGTTTTGTGTCCAGGAGTTCGCTTTGGTTTATTAAATCCTCTTAGACCAAATCTTTTAAGTCTAGGATCTTTAGCCATTACTTAGAGCCAAATATCTTAGAGAAAAAACCTTTCTTAGACTTTTTACCTTTCGATCCACCAATCTTCTTACCCTTCTTTTTTTTCTTTTTAACATCACCATATAAAGAGTAAGAAACATCAGAGTATCTTTCAGGATATTGGACCATGTCTGGGATTGATCCATGCAAACATGAGGTTGTGAGTAAGGCTACTATTATATTCGTCATCTATAACCCCAACTTTTTTTTAATTGCCATTTCAAATAATTCCCATATAGCTTCTAAGATTTTAGCTTCTGTTTTTTCATTGATCATTGGCACATTAACAGACTTATTAACTGATGCAATTAAATCAGCTTTAACTTCATCGTCTAGTAAATATTCTGCTACTACTTTTCCAAGCATTTAAGACTCCTTCTCATTTTTTATTTTATAATACAGATAAATAATATTCATTACAGCTATAGCTATTCCTAAAAAGTAAGGAAGCATATCCATAAAGACAATTACTTGACTTGCAAAACTTGTTCCTGATACCTTTAAACTATCCATTAGTGCCTTCCATTAATTCTACTTAAACTCCCTTTAACTTCTGAAATTTGATTATCTACTGAATTTACATCTTTTGTTAATGCATCAAACTTTCTATCTAACTTGTCATCAGAAGTATTCCATCTGTTAATTAATTTTATGATCATACCCTCCATATTTTCTAATGTTTCAGATTGTCCTTTATTTTCTACTTTTAAATCTTCTAATTGTTCTTGTTGTTTGGCTGATTTATTAGATAGAGAAACCACTAGATATACGAACATTGCTCCAACCACGCCAATCATTCCAGCCTCACTATATATAGCCATAAAATCCATTATTCTTTTACCTCAGTACATTCTTGATCTAGTGAATAACCCATTACAGACCAGCCACTACAACTAGTGAAAAGCAAACACCCCACAAAGATAAACTTTATGGGGATGTTGTAAGATGTTGTTGTAACCCAATTATTTTTTTTCTTCTTTTTCATCTTTTTCCAAGCTAACTCTTAAAGCATCTACAAAGGCTTGTTTGCCAAACCTTAGTTGTTGAAGATTAAATTCACTAGAACCAATCTTTCTATCTAAGTCAGCAACATGATTAATCATAACCTTTTGCTCATCATTTAATTCAGACTCTTTATAAGTCTTATCAAATAATGTTATTTCAGTTTCTTTAGGCATTTCTTTTT